CCTAAAACAACGTATTATGAATACGGCACTAAGTTACAAAGGAAATTTGGTTGAGTCGATAGACTTGACTGTTTTTTTCACCTTATCTGTCTCATATCTTCTGCATTCAATGCTAAGGATGCGCCCTCCAGTTGGCTTCACCGGAGCACCACGCTCAACGTGCCATCCTTTTGAGCCATCACCATACTCTTCCTTGTAGGTGCCAGTGAGCATGAGATGGATGTCCTTGTGTTGGTGGCGATATCCAGTCTTGGAGTGCGATGTGATGGTATCACGCACATCATTGCGAGCAGCATTCTCGTGGATGTGACCCATGGTGAACACATCGAAGTCCTCATACATCTCAAGAGCACGAGTCAAGTTGAGTGCTCCCTTGGTGACTACACCACCACCACCTGAGCCGTGAAAGTATTTGATTTTGGTGGTCATCTGCACGTTGCCAGCAAACGTCTGGCGCACAATAAGCCAACCACCATAGCCACCAGTGAAGACATTGCTGCCAGCTTTGTAGTTTAGGAGGTCAACGAATCGCTGAAGGAGGTCGGTTTCCTGGTGCTTGATGATTGCGGTCTCGTGGTTGCCGTATCCGATGACAGTAAGGATGTGAGCATATGGCAACCACCATTCAACAGCGGTCTCAACCACTGAATCGAGGTACTTTGCATTGTTGTGCTCTGGTCGAATGTCAGACTTGTTGCCTCTGCGATCACCCTTGCCTTGCATTAGGCAGAACATATCGCCATTTATCATCACCGGAATGTTGTGCTCAAGACAATGGTCGAGGTCTCGCTTGAGAATCTTCCAGTCACTCTTTGGATTGTCCCAGTGGAGGTCTGACAGCATGGCTATCTGTACCAGGTTGCCATCAAGCTGAAGCTCGTGGATATTCTTTGCGTGCTTTTTTACAATCATAGATAATTTTTAGAGTATTTGAAGAGGTACATGGTACCCATACCAACCACAAAGCCGAGAATCAGCACCCAAAAAGTGGGCTTATCTTTCTGTGATTTGTACTTTGCCACCTCTATCTTCTGCACTTGGCGAATGGTGTCACGCTTGAGCTTGTATTCAATTTTGGTTTGCCATCTTGTTTTGGGCACAAATGATGTGTTGTAACGCACGATTGTATCCTTGGTGGTGTGATAGTATTCGTACACAATCTTGTTGTCTACAATCACGGGAAATGAGTCAACAGATGTGATGCGGATGGTATCAGCCACGCTGTCGCAGCGGTATCCTTTCTTGATTGCTTTGGTCAGGTGATAGTTGGCGGTGCAACTTGTCACAATTATTGCAAGAATTAGTAGTTTAAAATTCATTTATCAGGCAGTATGAGGTGAATTTCTGTGGTTTGCAGAGCTTGATGAACTCTTTGTATTTGGTGACGTTGTTGACCACCTGGCAACCAGCTGACCACCAACCAATGGAAGTGCCTGATGGCTTGCTCAAGTCATATGTGTTGGAATGAAAGTTGATTCCGAAGTATCCGGTGTCGAGTGTGCCTTGCTGCTCGCTGTCATCATCCTTGTCGGTGTCACGATACACCTGGACAGCAGCTCCAAGCTGGAGCAATGCATCGACCTTGCCATTGTGCTTGCCGAACTTCCACACATCATAGTACCATTGGTCGGATTTGAGCACCGCTGCACCTTTTTTGTTGACTTTTTCGAACTGCTTGAGAGTCGATGTTCCTGGATTGGTCGTGCCAGATGTCACCCAGATGAACTCTTCTCCCTTAAATAGGTAGAATTTATCATCGAAGCTGTTGGCTGTATCCTCATTCGAGCGCACTCCGAGAATCCAGTGCCCTGATGGAATACCAATATAGTTGTGAAGTGATTTGACTCGCTCGAGTAGTTGCTTGTCGTTATACGTTTGGACCATCTTTGATTGTTTTATTCCATACGGTGAGCCCGATGGCAGTTGCTGAGTAGGTTAGCAGCCCGACAAACACGAACTCATGCACCTTGAATGGCTTGAATAGTGGCAGCAGAGCATAAAAAATCGCCATCCAAAATGATGTGAATGCGCTCAATCGCTTCATGGACCACTTGCCGTTAGGCTTGAGTGTGTCGTTTATTAGTTTTTTTATCATTTGGCAGCACGGCATATAATCTCTCAGGTAGTTCGATTCTTGTGTTGGTAGCTTGGCGGTAGCTCTTTTCTTTGTAGCAGTCATATAGTGCTGTTTCCACCTTATTCAATCGGCTGTCAGTGTGCCACAACCAAAGAGCAAGCACCCCAGTTACTCCGTATTTTTTTATGATGGCAACGAATTCAGTCATCAGATAACAAGCATTTGATTGTTGTATCCGTTGTTGCGTGGATATCCACAGTTCCAAACACCATCCATGAAGCAATCACCGATGCACTGGGTGCATTCAATTTGTGGGCGAAGGTCGGTGTCACGATTCTCATGGCTGATGAATATCGGATATTCAGCACGATTCTTGACCAGGTATCTGATGAGGCGCATCTCAAAGAATGCAGCCTTCTGAGCGAAGTGCTCCATGCCGAATGCGACCTCGCTGCGAGATACGCTTGAGCTGTTATCGCCAAATTGAGTCTGGAGTCCCTTATTCTTGAGCTGATATGTCAAACCAAAGACAGCATCTTCAGCAGACCTCCAAGCGATGACTGGCTGAATGAAAGCCACGAGCTGCTCTTCTTCAGGTGTGAGAGTCTGATCGTTGTATGCCTCGAGCAAATGGTTGTAGAATACGGTGCCCAAAATCGGCATCACTCGAAGCTGTGCTTGAGTTGCCACATATGGGAAGACATCAGTCACATCCACATTGGCTGTGATGGGTGTGTTGGTCTTGAGATAGGATTCGGTGATGAAGTACAACATTACGCTTGAGGTGTTTGAGTTTGTGCTGCTGCTGCTTGAGCTTGAGTAAGGTCACCACCTGGTATCGGTGGAAGTGATGCGAGTGCTCTGACCTCATTGGTGGTCATCTGCTCGAGTACCTTGGTAGCAACCAATGGGCTGAGTGAGTTGAGTGCGTCAGATGTCTTGCTTGCATCTCCTTCGATTTCAACGATGGTCTCATTGATGATTTGGAAGTTGTTGATTGTGAAGTCGGCATTGATTTTGGCAATGCGAAGGATGTCATTGAAGATATCAACCACTTGCTCACGCAATGGCATCACGACATTCTTTTCAAAGATGACATACGCTTGCTTGATGTCACTACCAGAACCAAGTGAACCAGTGGTGCGGACACCCATCAAGATAGGGTCAATGGTATGAGCGAAACAGATTTGCTCAGTATTCAATCCTGATGCTTCCTGGAAGAGCTTATCGTTTTGATTGGTTGGAATGCTCTCAATCTTCGGGAGCTGGTCTTGTGAGTTAGCAAAAAATGCGACAGCTTTGCCAGCGTTGGCAGCTCCTTTCATCTTATCGATGGTATTTCTCAAGACGTTCTTCTCCTCTTCGCTCTGTGGTCGCTTCGGGAACATCATGGCAAATGAAGGGAAAACACTGTTCTGAATGTTTGATTTTGCGAAGTACGAAAGTTCGCCCGAGAGATACGCAAAATTTAGTGCGGATGTGTACTTTGGAAGCGGATACCACTCTTGACCCAAGCACTCGACCTCGTATGTAAATAACTGACAACGATCAGTGCACGTCGGATGATATTTTTTTATCGGCATCACGTCAATGCGGCTGCTCCAGTCGTCACAAATAAAATAGCTTTCTGGGTCTCTACCTCTTCTCACCTTGTCTGGAGATACATTTTCCATGCGAGTGAGCTTCATCTTCTCATCAAAGTAGAGCTTGAAGTATACACGATTGTGAACAATCAGTTGTTCAGTGGTGATTCTGACTGTCTTTTTTAGTCGAGATTTTTTCTCAAATGTGTACAATTCAAGAAGCTCTTGAGGTGTGGTTGTAGTTGTTTTGAGCTCAATCCCTCCACCAACTACTGCATTGGTTTTGTAGTCCACGATGGAACCATGCAGAGGCGATGAGTATACCAGCTGATTCAATACGCTTGGAAATAAATTCGAATCCCCGAATGGAATCCAGCCAGTGGTCTGGTGTCTACCATTTACATAAGGTAGAGATAAATTGCCAGCACCAATGTTGAGGAATGGTGTTGAGAAAGACTGATATCCCTCCACCATCTCTGGTGCTTTTTGTTGTGATGTTCTGAATCGGTCAAATATGCCCATGATTAGTCGTAAATTGATGATGTTGATGCGCCACTGACAACCATTCTGCCCTCCTCAATGACCACTCCAGTAGTGTCACTGATTTCTGTTGGAGGTATGGTTGATTCATAAACGCTGTATGTGTATTGTCCTTTCGTTAGCTCGACATCAACGGGCTCATCCAGGTAGAATAGGTTGAATCGCTCTGGATAGTCGGAGTCATCTGGTGCTGTGAAGAGAATCGGGTCGGATGTTGGATTCATTTCGTTCTGAAAAACGAACAAATAATATGGTGAAGTAAGTGTCGACACCTCTGTCAGTGTCAGCACAATCGAATTCACCTCTCCTTTATTGATGTATATCATTATAGTTATATTGCAAATAGGTCAAAAAATGTTCACAAACAAAAAAAGCCACCCGATTTGGATGGCTCTTTAAGTAGTTTAATTTAGATTAAGCGATGACAGCGGTAACAGCAGCCTCTTCAATCTCGTATGCGAGGAAGTCATTCTCTGCGACCAATGTCACAGAGTACTTGCTACCATCTGCACGAGCGGTACCAGAGCCTTCACCGACAGCACTCAACTGAAGGTATGGGAAGTACCAGTACTTGCCATTCATATCCTTCACGATTGCGTTGAGGTATTGTTGACCAGCACCCAAGATTTTGATTGATTGAGATTTGTCCTGGTCACGACGGTGGAACATCAATGAGATGGTCGCAGTGACGTAAGATGAACCGTTCACAAGGTCGATTGCTGCATCTTCCACATAGCTTCCAGTGTTGCGACGTATCTCAAATGGAGTATAGTCAGGAGCACCAGCATTCAATGTGATAGAATCAATAGTCCAAGTGTTGGTTGCATCAAGGGCAAAAGTATCAATGTTGTCTTGCTGATTAATCCAAATCTTTTCGATGCCACCACTATTGTTGTCGCACGATTTTACGATTGTTTCTAAAGCTTCACAAGCCATAATTTTTTTGATTTATCAGTTAAAAAAAAAGGGGGAATTTCACCCCCTAAAATATGTTAGGCAGCTGCGTTGTAGAATACAATCTCACCACCGTTCACATGAGTGAATCCAACTTTCATGTTTGCACGAGTACGGATAACCGGCTCAGCAACTGTGTCAGCTAAGTTGACAGCACGCAATGCTTTGCCATCACCTTCAGCATCAAAACTGTATATAAGATTGCCTTTCAACGTAGCGACAATTTTGGATGTCGTACCCATACCTGGACACAATACCATCTTGATTCCCAAGTAAGAGAAGTCGAGGGCTTGAGTTAAGTTGGCTTGAGTGTTGGCAGCAGCAACAGCAGCACGGTAAGCCGTAGCAACTGGAGTCGATACATAGATTCTCAAGTCTTCTTGGTTGGCGATTACGGCAGCTGGGATAGCAGCGTAAACTAAAGCTAATTTAGCAAGGACATTCGATGGAGTGATCGCAACTGGTGAAGCGATATCAATCACAGCTGAATCAGCAAGCAATCCTTTTACATAACCATCACACAATGCGAGGGCTGGTACCAATGATTCAGTATCACCCAACCAACGAAGTTTTTCGATGTTCTCAGCGATTGTTTTTGCCATTTCATTCCAGTAGAAATCCATGAAAGATGCAACAGTGAAATCACCGTTTGAACCTTTTGTCATTTGAAGAGATACGAATGATTGCTCCAAATTGAATTGGCAGATTTCAGCCATTGCTGACAATCCACATACATCGATTTCAACAGATGAGAGGTCATCAGTGCTCGCATTCCATCCGCAGTTCTCTGCTTGGAGGACCTGACCGAAAGTCACGGTGGAAATTTTTGTCTTATACTTGACACCAGGAAGTGTGCGGTAGTTGTCAACTACTTCCTCATTCAAATACGCACGAGAATAGAATGCCTCGCTGTTTGCTTGCAATAACGCTGATGCGTCAATGTCCAAGTCGAATCTTAATTTTCTGCTCATTTTGTTTTTT